TGAGGTAATAGAAAAAATACAGCTATTAACCAAAGAACCGGAACTGACAGAGGGTGAGGCTTGGAGCATGGTGCGAAAAGCCATCCGTAATGGAATTTACGGATATAAAGCTGAATATGAAAAGTTGCCTGACAAGGTAAAAACGGCAATAGGAAACCCTCTGATGATACACGAATGGGCTAAGGTAAGTGCAGATGAAATCGATACCGTAGTAGCAAGTAATTTTATGCGGAATTTTCGTTCACAAACGAAAAGCAAACAGGAATATGAAAGTTTGCCACAAAGCGTAAAAAAATTTGTTGAGGAAATATCCGCAAAAATGCCGAAACTGGAGGAAGTAAATGAGAGGAATAAATGATATAAGAATAACCTTTGAAGAAAAAATCAACAAGTATGCCGTAAAGCAAATACAACCTCATATGATTAACGCACTTGCAGTAATGTTATGTGATGAGGCTGTAAACGAAACGTTATTTAGTTTAGGCACAATAGAAAATATGGAGGTGATCGCATGAAAAAACGCAGTTGCAGAATGACTGATACAGAAAAAGAAATGCACGATAGGGCAGTTAAAATTCGCAAAATGACAGATGAGCAGTTGTGTAAATACATAGATGATACACAAGGCAAGAATGATACACGGGATAAAAGTGTGAGTAAGTTTTTAACTTGTGTGGCAGGAATGAAAGGTATAGGTAAAACAACAGAAAATAAATTATATTATCTGGCAAGAGAAAAGGGGTTTATTGATTAATGCGTTGGAGTGAAGCGGAGTATGCACGATATATTCAGAATACGGAACAAAACACAAGTAACCTAAAACCTAAAAATAAATATTCTTCTCAAAAAACTTGGATTGACGGTATATGTTTTGATAGTAAAAAAGAAGCGGATTATTACTGTCAATTAAAACTACTTACAAGAGTCGGAGAGATAAAAGGTTTCTGCCGTCAAGCAAGATTTGTTGTGACAGAGGGCGTAGGGAGTATTGAACGTGGTACTGAATATGTTGCAGATTTCGTAATCTTCAACAATGACGGAACAAGTCGTATTGTTGACACGAAAGGGGTGAAAACCAATGAATTCAAGTTAAAAATGAAATCATTCCGAGAAAAGTATCCGACTCTTAAAGTAGAGTTGGAATAAAGGAGTAGATAATTGATGGGTAAAATAAGAACTCGAAATCAACATCAAGCGGAATTTGTGAAGTGTATTCAGAAATTCGGCGGTAAATATCAAACATGGGAAATATTCGCTGATTTCATATCAATGTTTGCCTGTGCCATATCAAATGGCATAGATAGGGTGCATTTCAAACCGAGAGAAGAAATGTATATGCAAATTATTCGCAAATACACAAATGAAGAACAGGCAATCTTTCCTGAGATGATGGGTCATGTCATTAATGGCATGGAGGAAAACAGGGATTGCGATTTCCTTGGTGAGTTGTATATGGCTCTGGACCTGGGAAGCCATTGGAAAGGGCAGTTTTTTACACCGTATAGTTTGTGTAAAATGACTGCTCAATTACAAAAAAATGATATAGAACAAGAAATAAAAGCAAATGGATTTGTATCTGTAAATGACCCGGCATGTGGAGCAGGCGCATTGCTGGTTGCGGTAGCAAATACTGCGGCAGAAGAAATAAAACAATTTAATTGGCAAAATCACATCCTATTTGTTGCTCAAGATATAGATGCAGTTACGGCCAAGATGTGTTATATACAATTATCTCTATTGGGGTGTGCCGGGTATGTTAAGATTGGCGATACAATGGCGAATCCAATAACGGCAAACGAGGCATTGTATGAAATGACAAAAGAAGATAGTTGTTATTGGTATACACCAATGTATTTCAATGATGTTTGGAATTGGCGAAGAATGTTTCATATGTTTGATAAAACCATGCAAAAAAATATAACGATAACAAATAATGATGAAAAAGAAAAGACCGCCCAACCAGTAGAAAACTCGCAAGATATAGATAGAAACGAGTTTAATACCGAAAAGAACGGTCAGCTATCATTATTTTGAAAGGAGTTTGGATATGGAAACTACAAATCAAAATAACTTAGATGAAATTATATCACAAGATACAGAGAAAATCAATAATGACGAACAGACAAAATCTGAAATCGTGTATATTGAAGTTGATAAATTACATCCACATGACGCAAATCCTCGAAAAAATACAGGTGATGTAACGGAACTGGCGGACAGCATAAAGAAAAACGGTATATTGCAAAATCTTACGGTTGTTCCTGCAACCGGTTATTGGTACGGTGACTATACCGTAATAATCGGTCACAGACGTTTGGCGGCGGCAAAACAAGCGGGATTGAAAACTGTACCGTGTGTCATTCGTGAAATGGACCCAAAAGCACAGATAGCAACAATGTTACTTGAAAATATGCAACGTTCGGATTTGACGGTATATGAACAAGCTCAAGGAATGCAGATGATGTTAGACTTGGGCGAAACGGTTGAAACAGTTGCAGAAAAAACTGGTTTTTCCGAAAGCACCGTAAGACGTAGAACTCGTTTGTTGAAGTTGGATAGTGAGGTATTCAAAGAAACAGAGGGCAGACAGATAACCATGTCGGAATACGACAAGTTATTTGAAATTAAAGACGATGCAAAAAGAAATGAAGTTCTTAAATCTATCGGAACAAATAATTTTGAAAATAACCTATTGCGCGCTGTCAATGCGGAAAAAACGATAGAGAAACGTAAATTATTCTTTGAAGAATTAGATAAAATTGCTGAAAAGATACAGGAGACAGACGGTTTAGCATATGTTGGTTGGTGTGTTAATGTAGAAAATATAAACGATTTTTCAATTCCTGACGATACAAAATTGTATTATAAAAGTTATGGAAGCGGTGTAGGTGTATCACTATACCGTAGCCGTACGGCTGAAGAAGAACAGACCAGGCAACAAATACAAAAAGAACAAGTGGAACAAGCAGAACGAGAAAATAAGATTAAGGAAGAAAGGGATAACAGAATACAAAGGCTTAAGGAAGCCACGGAACGTGCGTATAATCTCAGACGAAATTTTGTGAAAGATTTTAAACTGAATGAAAAAGCCACTTCTAAGAATTTGGAAAATTTTCTTATTACAGCGTTGTTGGAAGATAATTGTTTTGATGTAGAGAAATTTCTTAATATGTTAGATGTCGAGTATGATGAAGATGATATTTCAGACACCCGAGATGTTCAAAGAATATATAATCTTTCAAGTAAAACGCAACAGAATAAAATGGTTATTGCAGGTTATGTATTATACGGTGACAACACTGTAACGAATTGCTTTGATTATAAGGGGTGTTATTGTGGGAATGAAGAACTGCAACGACTTTATGACGGATTAACAACGATAGGATATGAAATGTCAGATGAAGAAAAAGCCCTAATGGACGGTACGCATGAATTATATACCGCTGAAGATGAATAATTGATAAAGGAGAGATTAAGATGACAAATATTATAAAATGCAGATTTTTGGATAAAGACAGTGAACCGAGAGACAGAGAATACAGCTATAAAACAGAAATACCTGTTGAAGTCGGTCAAATAGTAGATGTACCTGCACCACGTCAAAGTGACACTGACAATGAATTGAAAACAAAATCAGTTATCGTATCACAAATAAATGTGCCGGAAGAAGAAATTGCGACCTTTGCGGATAAGGTTAAAACTGTTGTAGGTATTCATACGGAAGATGAAAAGGAGAATTAATAAAATGCACACAACGGAACAAAGGAGAGAAATTTTCAAAAGCTGCGAAAAGGAAATGTTATTTCTTCATGAAATAATGGGTAATAAAAATATGTCGGAAATTTTACGTCCGATGATTAAAGAAAAGTTTATGGACATGAATTATAAAATGGCAGAAATGTATATGGAGGATATCGGAGAAGTAATCCAGCTACTGCCTCGTTATGCGGTTCCGTCAGTTATAGCAACTCTAAAGCTTATTTTAGAGGCGTTGGAAAAGGACATGACTGAAAAGGATAAAATGGTGGCACAAAAAATTAAAGAGCAAGGCGTAGTGGCTATTACAAGACATGAGATAAAATAAAGTTTAAAAATTACAATGGGAAGTATCTAACTATTATTTATGCAGTTGGGTACTTCCCGTAATAAAACTTGTATTGGAGTGATTCCATGAATAGAAAATAGACCAAAGAAGATGTTGAATATCTCAAAGAAAAATGGGGAAATGTTTCAATTTCAAGCATTGCAAAAAAGCTAAATCGAAGTGTCAATGCAGTAAAGTTAAAAGCGAAAAGATTGGGGCTTGGACCTATGTTAGAGAATGGTTCGTATGTAACATTAAATCAAGTGGCGATAGCTTTAACCGGAAGAAATTTTTCTTCATATTACAAGAAGTCATGGATAGAAA